AGGACACAGACGTGGAAGCCCCTGGTGGAAAACCACCATCCCCAGTCTATGTGACCGGGACCCAACGGAGTTGTAATGCAACTACTCCGCGAAGTGCAGACCGCTCTAAATGGTGCCGATCTCGAACGTCCCACAGGTCTTTCAGGTCTGTGAGCTTAGAGAGGGACTTATAAAGAGCAGCGCCATCACTAAGTCTATCAGTGCGATAGACTGATTCAGGCATCCAAACCTTCATTTCATAGGCTTGGAGATCCTTATTCCATCGATGACGGACCAATTTCTTGTTCCATCGTCTACGAATAAGGGAATCCTGAAAAGTATGGCGCCCAAGCGCCTGCGATGTCCTTGAGACGTAGGGAAGAGTTCCCATAATCTTCTCAATTCGCGCGAACGCGAACGTGGCGGAGGCCCAGAGGCCAGCATTAAACATAAGCTGAGCCATGGCACACCACGAGACGATCTCATTTGCTTGCTGCCTGTTCTGCGGCACATCACTGGAACAATAAATCGGTGTAACCAACTCACCGTACCAGTAATCCGCTCCACATGACTCTCGAAACCTCCCGGTTACGAAAGTCTTGTTGTGGTTCACCTTACAATTGTACTTTTGTAGGTGTTCGAGAACAGAAACCGCATATGTCAAGGGGACCACTATATCGTCCCCGTAAACATGGATCTTCCCAAACGTTGATTTTACGTTTTGGAAGGTCACTGGAAGTCCGTCTTTCTGTAAACAGGCGACTACACATATAGTGTAGAAGTACATCGCCTCCACAGGAAAACAGAGAGCACTTCCCATAGACGCAAATTTTCCCAAGGGGCCAACAAGGCGCCCATCGGGGAGGGATGCGTGGGTCGATCGACAAGCGTCGATAGAATCATGAAGATCACGATTCGATCGAAACATTCTCAGGGCCAGATCTCGGGGAACCCGATCACTGGCGTCTGATAGATCAATCGTTACTAATTGACCATCAAGCGACCCGGCCATAGCGAGAGACTGATTGATTGACTGGTCACGGAAATTAATCCGGCCAGAAAAATCATCGTCTGATTCCAAGAGGCGATAAATCGCACTCCGGATCCCTTGTTGTGCATATTGCATGCACAATGGCTCTTCTGCTATAACCCTGGGTGATTTCAAGGTTTTCGGAACAAGAACGACCTTTACAGGCCTCTCCTGTTCTGAAGACAAGAACGTTAAGCGCTGGAGCTCCCGCTCCGAGTCCTCCGTAACAATGTTACAAGAAGAGGAAGCGGGGAAATAAGGCTCCAAACGTTCAGTCCATTCCCGATGAACGAACTTCCGGTTACCGGAAATTCGATCTGCGGTAGCTCCGGGACCATGTCTGGGAACAATATCCTGCACGTGTATACGATGCATGATATTATCCCACAGGCACGAAGACACCAAGTCGAAAGACTTGATATCCTCTTCGGAGATCGAAAGGGTCTTGAAATCGTCCTCAATTTGGACAAAGTTGTTGATCGCCGAACGCTGCCGCTTGGCAGTGCACGGTAACTCCAGTTTTTTGAAGAGAAGGCAAATCTGCCTAACAGCTCCAATAACAACTGAAGCGCTATTAGCGTCAAGAACATTTTGTTCATATATTCTTCCAGTCTCTAGGTCAAAAATTCGAGTGAGCATACCCTTCAAAAAGACAGGGATTGCTCGATGCTTCCGAAACATTCGGAAATGTCCCGGCTCGATCCTGCCATTTGCGAGACTTCTCTCGAAGTCCCTGCAATACGCGGGAAGGGTTATCGTTAAAAATGACAGCCCTTCACTTTTGACCCGTGATCGTATTGCTTTTAGATCACGTAAATCAGAGACATCAGCGGTGCATCGTGCTGCACAGTCTTTATAGACCAAACAGCACAACTTCAGAAGATCACTTACGTTGCTTTTCATTGTTCCTACCTTTCGGGAGGTAACAATCAAGCCTCGGCTGTGATC